CGTCTTATCAAGTTAATTACAATGTTAAACCAGGGCGTTTAATCTTTTTTAATTCTTATTTACCTCATATGTATAGTGTAGATAATGGATACGAACCTTTTCGTTTTATTCATTTTAATATACAAGCAATTCCTAATGGGGTCTTAGGACAACCTCATCAACCAACATGGTTAGAGAGACAAAAAAATGACAAGAAAAAATAAAATAATACACATGCCTCAGGCTACACAGAATGCTTATGTTAAAACTATTTTAGGACAACATCCTAAAAAACTTCCCGATGATTTCGTGGAAACATTAATCGAAGAGAAAAGAAAACAATTAATAAAGGAGAAACATGTCGTTCAAAAAAAATAAATATAAAGTTTTAAAACAAGCCGTCTCTAAAGAACTCGCACAGTTTGTGTATACCTACTTTTTAAATAAAAGAAGAGTGGCCAGATTCTTTTTTGATATTAAATGGATTAATCCTTTTGCAGAAGAATGGGGAACCTGGAGTGATGAACAGATTCCTAATACTTATTCCCATTATTCTGATCTCGCGATGGATACTTTACTTCAAGGACTTCATACAAAAATGGAGAAAGAAACTGGATTTAAGTTACAACCCGCTTATTCCTATGCCAGAATTTATAAAACAGGAGACATCTTACACAGACATAAGGATCGTTACTCTTGTGAAGTCTCTACGACTTTAAATCTAGGAGGAGATCCCTGGCCTATTTATTTAGAACCCTCTGGTAAAACGGGGATGGCAGGAATAAAAGTAAACTTAGATCAAGGAGATATGCTCATTTACATGGGCTGTGAATTAGAACATTGGAGAGATCCTTTTCCTGGTAAAGATTGTGGTCAAGTTTTTTTACATTATAATGATAAAACGAAGAAAACGGCTAAAGACAATCTGTATGATAAACGACCTTTTTTAGGTCTTCCTGCTTGGTTTAAAGGTTTTAAGTTGCCAAATAAGAAAAAATAATATATAAAGAAGCTCGGCGTGGGGGATTCTTTCCACCACAAAGGTCTTCTACGCCTCTTCATAAGCAGTTGAAATCCCTCTCGATCTAGTATAATTTAACCATAAACGGATTTTTCTATGCTACATAAGATCAGATTAGTACCAGGATTAGATAAACAGTCCTCCGATACAGGGGCCGAAGGTAAATGGGTTAATGCAGATTACACTCGTTTTCGTTATGGCTTTCCCGAAAAGGTAGGAGGATGGGAACAACTTGTTAATTCTAATCTTATAGGCGCGGGCCGTGATCAACACACATGGGTTGATTTAGCGGGTAATAAATACGCTGCCATTGGTACCAATAAATGTCTCTATATATATTTTGAAGGAGCGGTCTATGACATCACTCCTCTTGATACCTCTAGGGAACAAGCTTCAGCAACCTTTACTTTTGATGGTACAACCACAGTTACTATAACAACCTCCACGGCCCACGGAGCAGAGGTCGGGGATATCATCTTATTAGATGCAGTGAGTCTGCCTGGAGGTACAGGATTAAGTAATAGTGATTTTGAAGATAAACTCTTTGAAGTTCAAAGCGTTCCTTCTGCAACTACCTTTACTATTACGAGTAGTTCTTCAGGTTCCGCAGCCAGCGGAGGAAGTACTACGGTTAAATTTTATTATGTGATTGGCCCTGTTAAACAAACGTATGGCTATGGTTGGGGAACTAATACCTGGGGTGGTCAAAATAATCCAACAACCAACAGTACATTAACTGGGCCTTTATTAAACGACAGCGCAGGAACCGGAGGAACAGGAACCAGTATTACTCTAGCGAGTACAGCAGGTTTTAGTAGCTCTGGAACTATATTGGTGGATAGTGAACTTATTACTTATACCGGAGTATCCGGTAGTGATCTCACTGGAATCACTCGAGGCACTAATGGAACATCGACCGCGGCCCATAGTAATGGAGCAACGGTTTATGATGCAACCAACTGGGTGGGTTGGGGCAGTGCCAGTACGTCTTCTAATATTGTAATTGAACCGGGTCAATGGCGATTAATTAATTATGGTGAAAATTTAATTGCTCTTATCCATAATAAAAGAATCTTTCAATGGGAGCCTTCTATTCCTAATCTACAAGTTCGAGCCGTAGCCGTAACAGGAACAGAAGTTCCAACGGCTTCTAGAGATTTGGTGTTATCTACACCTGATCGTCACTTAGTATGTATAGGAACTGAAACCACTTTACAGAGTTCTACCACTCAAGATGATATGTTTGTGAGATGGTCGGATCAAAACTCAACTACTACATGGACTCCTACTAAAAATAATACAGCCGGCAGTCAGCGACTGACCGATGGCTCTAAACTAATGGGAGGGATTGTCGGAAAGACAGCGGTTTATTTATGGACGGATACTGCCATGTACACCATGAAATTTATTGGACCTCCTTTAACTTTTGGTTTTACTCAAGTCGGAACTAACTGTGGTATGTCTAGTCAACACGCAGCAGCCGAGGTAGATGGTATCGCCTATTGGATGGGTCCTACTGGATTTTATAGATACAATGGAGGCCGAGTAGAATTAATGCCATGTCTGGTTGAAGATTATGTCTTTGAAGATATTAATACTAATGCTAATCAACAAATTCATGTGGCCGTGAATGCTCTCTTCGGAGAAATCACTTGGTTTTATCCAAGTTCAGGATCCGATTATGTAGATCGATCGGTAACTTTTAACTATATGGAATCTAATCCTGAAAACCAAATTTGGACAACTTCTTCTTTAGCTCGTTCAACATGGACTATTGAAGGAGTCTTTAGTAAACCTTATGCTACTGAATTTAAATCCGGGGTAACCCCTACTTATCCAACCGTTCTTGGAGTTTCTAATGGGGCAAGTTACTACTGGAAACAAGAAACAGGAACCAATGAAGTATTTTATGATGGAACTAAAAATGCCATCGCGGCTTATGTAGAATCTGGAGATTATGATATTAGCCGCCAAGAAGGATTACAGGGTCAAGGAGAATTTATGATGAGAGTTTCTAGAATTATTCCAGACTTTGGAGCTCAAACCGGAGATGCCAAAGTGTATTTAAACTCTAAGGCCTTTCCAAGTAGCGCTGCGGTCTCTACTTCTTATGTAGTAACCACATCCACTACTCAAGTCTTTACTAGAAAACGAGCAAGACAAATTGCTCTTAAGGTAGGTAATGTAGGTACCGATGAGAGTTGGAGAATGGGAACGTTTAGATTGGATATTCACGCAGGAGGAAGAAGATAATGGCAAAGATAGCAGAAGTTATAGCCGATATATTAGGACCCGATTTTAATAGAGAAAATGTTCAAAATTTAGCGGACAATGTAGGGTCAGTAGTTCAAAAATTAAATACTACTTATCAGCAACAGCTTATTGATGAGTATGAAGCCTTTACTTTGTTTACAAGTTAAGGTAAAATAGAGGAAAAGAAGAAATGGCTAACGTATATAAAAATAATATTAATGTTGTTGCTACAACAAACATTCAAACCCTTTACACATGCCCCGCAGAAACGGTGGCATTAGTAAAATCTATCGCTGCTTATAATGCCCATGCATCAGCGACGGCGGATTGGACTTTAACTTTATATGATTCAAGTGCTACCGCTAATGTAGTCTATGCTAAAGCAGCTAGTACAGCGGCGGCCGGAAAAATAGAATTTTTAGAAGGGGATTCCAGTACAGTCATTGTACTTGAAGAAAGTGATGCTATTAAATTTACCACAACAGTAACCAGTGCTAATGTATCCATTAGCGTCTTACAACAGGATAGAACATAATGCCTTTTAAAGAAGATGGAAAATTTGTAGGTTACAAAGAAATTAATGGAAAGAAAGTTCCTCATTATTTAGCCGAAACTGAAGTAACGTTAGTTAATAAAGTAACAGGAAAAGAATATATGTCCGATAAAGAAGCAGATGATGATATAAAAAATCCTAATACAGATACCGTGAAAGATCATATACGAAGACATGTGAAAGTAACTGTGCCTAAATTAGTGATGGGAAGTGGTACATCAAAATAATGGATCCCAAAGGTGGTACGGAATTACAGTTCGATGAACTTAAGAAAAGACTCCCAGAACATTATTGGGAAAAAATTAATATTACCACTTCAGTTCCTGAAAAAACTCCTATTCAAAAAGGTCGACTCAATATTTTATGGATAAAAAATTCTTATGACCAACCCAATGTTAAACCCTGGTTTGAAAAACCGGAGAATCATATTAAATATGATTGGTATATTTTTAATTCTCATTGGACTTTTGAAAAGTATAGGCTTTATTTTAACGTTCCTACTTCTCGTTGTCGTGTTATTAAAAATGCCTTACCCACTCGTCAATGGTTACAAAAAGCCATCTATAAAAAAGATCAGCCTTTAAGATTAATTCATTGTTCTACTCCCTGGAGAGGATTGAATGTCCTTTTAACCGCTATGCATTATGTCAAACATAGAGATATTCAACTCGATGTTTATAGTTCTACTCAACTTTATGGAGATGAATTTAAAAAGATGAATGATAAACACTATGAACCTCTTTATGAGCATGCGAGAAAAATGGATAATGTGAATTATCTAGGTTATTCCCCTAATAAAAGGTTAATTACTGCCATGCAGGATACCCATGTCTTTGCCTACCCATCTATCTGGGAAGAGACATCTTGTATTTCTGCTATCGAAGCCATGGCTGCAGGAAATATTCCTTTGGTCACTAATTTTGGAGCGTTGCCCGAGACGTGTGGAGACTATGGATTTTATGTTCCTTATGATACCAACCCTCAAACGTTAGCCCGAGAGTACGCGGCCTATCTAGAATATATTAAAAGAATTTTACCTACTGAAGCTATGCAACAACAAATAGAAAATCAAAGACAGCATTTCATTCATTTTTATAGTTGGGATCAACGTATTAAAGAATGGATAGCTTTTTTAAATAATGCTCTTCAAGCAAAAGGAATTTCTCATGAAGCCGGGTGAAGGTATTCTAACTCAAGAAGCGTTTAAAGGCACTAAACTTCATCCTCAAAACACTATTGATGGAACTAAACTATTGGACCAACCGGAGATTAAGATTGAAGAAAATTCTTTATTTATAGTGACTCCTTGTATGGGAACACTTATGTTATCTTACGTTAAATCTTTATTGGAACTTCAAACCATTTGTTTTCATAAAGGTATTTCTACTAAAGTTCATATGGTTCAATCCTCTTTGGTAACTCAGGGAAGGAACCTATGTGTGCAGGCTTTTTTAAATTCCCGTATGTCTCATATGTTATTTGTAGATTCAGATATTGAATTTGATCCTACTTCTATTCCTACGATGATGGACTTTGATAAGGATATTGTTTTAACTCCTTACCCAATGAAGGTGTTTAATTGGGACAAGGCAAGAAAGGTAGCTCAAAAATCAGGGAAACCTATTGAAGAATGTCCTCATCTTTATTGTATAGATTTTCCAGATAATAATAATATTGAAAGTAAAGGTGGATTAGTTGAAATTGTAAAGGGCCCTGCCGGCTGTATGTTGATTAAAAGAACTGTATTTGAAAAGCTTATTAAGGCTTATCCCAATAAAAGAATTAAACAAACTCAACTTATTAATGGTCTCATGGCCACCAGTGAAAACATTTATAACTTCTTCGATACCTATTTTGACCCTATTACTGGAGACTTTTTAGGCGAAGATTATGCCTTCTGTAAACTCTGGACAGACATAGGAGGTAAGATATATGCTAATGTAGACGCGTATATTACGCACTATGGAACCCATGGTTTTCGTGGAAGATTCATTGACGAAGGCAAAAAAGTAAAGTAATACTATAAGATACAGGGATTTTTCAGGATTTCCCTTCAACCTGCTTGCATACATTTACAAGGAATTTATATGGGATTATTTAAATCTATAGGAAAAATCGCTCGAAGTATCACTAAACCACTTAAGAAGGTCGTTAAAAGTCCTTTAGGGAAAGCGGCTTTATTAGCTGGTATAGGTATCTATGGACCTAAAATGTTTGGTACTCCTAATGTAGGATTCAAAGGAGGATGGGGTCAACTCGCAGGTAAATTACCTCCATGGTTATATACACCTGGGGTGGAAGATCCCATAAGTGGTAGTCTGAAGAATAGCATTCCAGCCAAAGGAGTTCTTCCAGCAATTGGAAAATTTGCTAAGAGCCCTGCAGGAATAGCTACGCTGGTAGGTGGAACAGCGTTAGCCGCTGCACCAAAATTAGAAGAGAAAATTGATATCGATGTAGACAGTGCAAAAGGAGATACAGATTACCGAGCACTGGCAGAATACTATGAACCTGAATGGACCCAATGGTTGATTGATCAAGGTTACAGTGCAGAAGATGCATCACGAATGGCTAATCAAAGATTGTTCAGTTCTCAAGGTGGAAGAATAGGATTTCGTGTAGGTGGAGGCAAAGGTATGTCTGAAACTGAAGATACTGGAATGCCTGTTGGTAGCTCGGGGGCTAATTATGGTGGTGGAAATACTGGAGGAGAAGGTAGAAGCAGAATTCAAAGTGAAAGACAAGCAGATTTTACAGCCAATCCAAAAAATTATAGAACCGTAGATCGTGGTGGCCACTTACCTAATCGAGGTGGAATTTTCGGCAACGTTAGATCTAATCTGATAAGAGGCAGAGCCGAAAGAGAATTACTGAATCGAATGGGTTTAGCCAATCGAGGAAACCTATGGGGTATCCTTGGGAAAAAATCTCCAGATTTATGGGCTCGTCAAACCGGCAATCCTCATTTAGAGTATAGCGAAGAAGACATTAATAGAATTACAGAAGTTCAAGATTATTTTAAGCAAGGACAAGGAAATTTTAATATAACTCAAGATCAATACTATGATATTTTTCCCAGAGATAAACCTCCCATCGATACCGGTGGTGGTGGAGAAGGACAACCTTACATCTGGCCTCATGGAAATGTAGGGGCAGTATCCTCTGCGGTTACGCAAAACCCAGCAGGCGATGGAGATTATTATGGGTTTAAAGAATGGGCTGATTGGGAAGGTCAACCGACCACTCCCATGTTTGGAGGAGATAAATATAGAGGAGTTTTAGCTAGCAAAGGCGGAAGAATAGGATTGTATCTCGGCGGAATGGGTGCTATGAATCAAGGTATGAATCCAATGACAATGAACCAAGGTATAGGAGCAATGAATCCGATGGGCTCTATAAGAAGCCAGATGAGGGGAAGACCTATGATGGGCCAAGATCCACGTATGGCTCAAATGAATCAACGACAAAATATTAATACAGGTATTCAACAGGTGGCTAGACCCCCTAAAGAATCCGAAGACACAGAACTTCTTCAACTCATTAAACTTTTAACTTCTATGGGTATTCCTATGGAACAATTAAGAGGAAGAACTAAAGATGAGTTGGTAGAGATGGCTGTAGCTCTTAAAGGAAAAACTCAAGGCGGTAGAGACGTTACCGAAACTGCAGAAGTTATTGAAGAAGAAGATGTTAGAGAACAAAATCAAGCCGCGGGTGGTGGACTGATGAGAACCGGTTATGCAATGGGTTCTTCTCAATTTGGAATGGGAACAGAACACCCAATCATTCCTGATAAAGATGGTCCTCAATTAGATATGAGAGACAGTGGGGGTTATCAACCTCATGGTAAAAAAGAAAAACACGATGATGTAAGAGCACTACTTGCTCAAGGAGAATTTGTTATGACGTCCGATGCTGTTAAAGGTATGGGCGGAGGCGACCGAGAACTCGGCGCGAAAAAAATGTATGATTTAATGCACAGCATGGAGGCGATGGCATAATGGCTGAAACAACTACACAGATAACAAGACCAGCACCCTTTATAGAAACGTTAGGTAAAACGTTTGGTGAAGGTGTTGCAAGACTCGGTGCTAAACCGATTGATACTACAAAATTTCAACCAACCGTAGCAGCTCAAGGAGCTCTAGGACAAGCAGCTCAACAAGCTGCAGCAACTCAAGCTGGTTTAGGAACTTTAGCTTTTGATGCAACGACAGGAGCTGTAACAGGAGTCGGAGCAGGAACAGGAGTTGCCGGTTATCAACCCTTTTTAGATCAAGCCGCAGCTTTAAGAGGACCAGGCGCTGGAACAGGTGCAGGTTCTGTTTCAGAATACATGAGTCCTTACACGACGAATGTTATTCAAGCGATGAGAGATGAAATGGCTGATGTTAAAGCACAACAAGATATGGCTCGTAATGCTCAGGCCGTAGGCGCTGGAGCTTTTGGTGGAGCAAGACAAGGAATTCAACAAGCCGTAGCCGACACAGAATATAATCAAGCCGTTGCTAACATGGTAGCTCAACAACAAGGCATGGCTTATCAACAAGCCGTAGGAGCAAGAGCTGCTGATCAACAAATGAATTTAGGACTGGCTCAACTTCAACCTCAATTAGCAGGTCAGAATGTTCAAAACGTAATGGGCATCGGTCAACAAGAACAACAATATAGACAAGCGCTAGCAGATACTTTAGCTCAACAACAAAAATTATCATTGTATGAACCTTACCAACGTTATGGATTCATGGGTGAACAACTTACTGGTTTAATGGGTGGTTACCCTGGAGGAACTAGAATGACTAATCAACCATCGGCAAGTCCAATGTCTCAAGCATTAGGAATGGGGATCGCTGGAGGCTTAGGTTATGCTGGCATGAAGAACTTAGGAATGTTCGGAGGCTAATGAAAAAACCACACGTACTTAATAGACCAATGTTTACCAAAGGTGGAATCTCTGCCTACGGGAAAGGTATAGCTTCTAACTTAGTCACTGAAGAACAAAGACAAAGATTTAATTATGGTGGGAGAGTTGGATTAGTCGGAGGAGGAAATTGGTGGGATGATATAGATTACACGAGTACGCGCTATATGCCAATCGAGCCAGAGTATACGGGTATAACTTCTGGGGGACGATTTGATTATAAAGAAGGCGATAAAGATAAATGGGTATACCCTAAGCGTGCAGATACTTTTGATTTAGCTTTAGAAAATAGAGCTCAATTGGAACAAAAAAATATCCCTCTAAAATTAAGAAAATCGGCTGATGAACTTTATAATCTCGACAAGACGAGGGACGAAGCCATAGCCGCTGATTGGCAAAAAGAAGGCGGAGATACTCAAGTCTTTGATCGGGATGAGTTAGAAATGGCTAGAAAAAGAATCGAAGGTAAAAGAGATTTAGCAACGATGCCTGACTCCGACACCATGGAAGCTATGGATTGGGAAACTCTATTAGGGCCTACCGAAGAACAAAAGAAAAGAACTAAAGGTGAAGCTCAACTGGGCTTAGCTGCAGGAGCTCTTGATGTTTTTTCTCAACCCAGTATCGCTAAAGGAATGAAAGCGGCTAGTCCTCACCTATTAAATTTAGGTAAGACAGCAACCGCGGATCAAAAAGCTAGAGACAAAGCTATCCTGCAAGGTAAAATTTTAGACAAAGTGTACCGAGGTCGAGAAGAAGAAAGAGGAATACAAACTAGAAAAAGTCAGGATGCAAAAGCAGGAGGAGATACTCCATCCAATCTATTTTGGGGAATTCTAGATGCGGCTCAAATAAAAAAAGGTAAAGCAAAAGACGTCGATTATGCCTACGCCTATGAAAGAGCATCAAACAAACCTACTCAGATTATAAAAAAAGAAGAAGACAAAGCAGCGATAGAAGCTAATCCAGATCAATTTAAAGATACTGTATTTGTAATGGGCTCAAGCTTTTTACAAATTAATAAAAAGACAGGTCGCTTAGAAGACATTACAAAGGAAGTACTGGAAAGCTTCAAAGGGTAGAGAAGCATGGCTACTTATTTTGACCCTACCAAACTCAATTCCGCTGAAGAAAATAGTGATCCAAGTATCATAGGATCTATTGGTGCTGGTATAGCAACCGGTCTTATTAGAATACCTGAAGGTGCGGCTTCTTTATTTGCTAGTATTTACGACATCACTAATGACACGGACACAGCCACAGAAGTAGAAGAATGGTTTGATAAAAATGTCTATCAAAAATTAGGTGACATCGATGAGAAAGCAGAATCAACTACCGCTGGAAAAATAACAGCAGCCCTTGTTAACATTGGTATCCCTGGAGGATTGGCTTTTAGATATGGAACCAAGATGGCTAACTATGCCATTAAGAATGCCAAGGTTGGTAAATATTTTACTCTTAATAATAAAGCCCTAGCAGACCAAGCCCAGAAGGCCATTGAACTAAATAAAAAAGGCAAGGTCTTTAAGTTTGGAGCTGGTGCAGTAACCGGTGGAGTAGCTGAAGGAGTTTTCGTTGGAGACGTTGAAGAGTTTGGAACGATTGGAGATTTATTAGGAGGACCGACAGCAGTCGATAGAGAATCCTCAACGGGAGGAAGAGACCAAGCCACACGAGAAGTATTAAACAGAATTAAATTTGGAACTGAAGGAGCCTTACTCACAGGAGTGATTGGGGGTGCAGGTAATCTTATTAAACGAGTAGCAACCAGAGGAGATAAATTAAAGTACAGTAGAAGTTTAACCGATAGACTTCTTAATAAATTTTCATCCGGCTTTAGACCGAGAGGAGATCTCCCTGAACAATTCTTTTTAACTAAAGGAGAACAAACAGGTAAGAGAGCTGCCGATTTAAATAGAGCCGTAGAACTTTCACGAAGAGTGGACATGGATATTGATCGTATGTTTCCCGCGATGAAAAGAATGTTTGATAAGAGCACGAAGATGGAAAAAAATAAAATCTTAGCAGATCTTGAAGAGGTTATGTTTTCAGGCAAACCGGGCATTGATAAAGCAGGTCGAGTCACTATGGGTGATATGGATGCTAAAATGTTAGAGTCCATTAAAGCAGCCATGATAAAAAAAGGAGCCAAGCCTGAGCACATTGAAAATATCTTCGCCAACATAGGGATGATGAGAGATAAATGGGGTGATATGGCGACCTTAATTCAATCTAAACTTCCTTTAGAAGCTCAACCTACATTCAAAGATATCTTAGGAAGTCAATTTAAACAATGGATTGGAAGAACCTATGCGATCTTTGAAAATAAATCCGCCATTCCTTTTTTAAATTATAAACCTACGGAAGAAGCCTTTGAACGTGTGGTTAATATATTTTTAAGACAAAATAGAAGAGCCATTAACAGAGCTAAAGAAACACCAGGTGCAGTAGTACCGGACCCTTTAACTTATGAACAAGCGTCTACTCAGGTGGCTAATATTTTAAAAGATACTAAACAAGACACCAGTCTTTTAAAAATTCTTAAAGAAACAGAAGGCACACGAGCTCTTCGAACTCCATACTTTGATATCGATGCGAACTTTGTAAAGCAATCTGTAGCAGATGACTTAGTGAAGAAAGGGATCTTTGAAAAAAGATTAGAGCAAGCTGTTACTAAAGGAAAATATGCACGAATAGGAGCAGAAGGATTACCTGAACGAACGGTGATTGGAAAAGGAAGTAAAGCATTCAGAGAATTGTTTGGAGAAGTAAAAGATGTCAGACAAAAGATGCTACATGGAACAGAAAGACTTTCCATGGTGGCACGTAAATCAGAATTCTTACAGAAACTTGTGGATGATTCAGCTCAACGAATAACAGATGGAGGAAGAGGATACTTCTACGGAACTAAACAAGCAGCGGAAAGAGCGCTTGGAGGTAATGTTCCTGTTAAAAAATATGAAGCACCTGGAAGTCCATGGGGTGAAACAGCATCAGAGAATCCTTTGATGGCTGCTTTTCCTGATGGAGCTTGGGGTGATAAAGATTTAATGGATGCACTAACCATTACCCAACAAAGATTAATTAATAATAAAACCATTAGCTTCCTCTATGATAGTTTATTTTTATTTCCTAAAGCTACATCACAGTTTGCTAAGACGGTATTGTCACCGATCACTCATGCACGTAACTTCTTTAGTGCTGCAACCTTTCAAACAGCCAATGGAATTTGGTTTGAAAATCCTAAAGTTCTCGCAGCTGCATGGCGAGATGCGATGGGTTCATTACAACCTCAAAACTTTGCACAGAATACTCCTGCCGCTCAAGAATTTTATAGAAAATTATTAAGATTAAGAGTTACTAATTCAAACGTAAGAATGGGAGACATGTCAGCATTATTTAGAGACATGGCTGAAGGAAGAATGACTACCGATAAAACAGCGAAGATGATGCTTCAACCTAAATGGTTTAAGAAGTTTGCTAAGTGGAGTCAGGATATGTATGTAGCGGAAGATGATTTCTGGAAAGGTAGTAACTGGATCATGGAAAGGTATCGATATAACAATGCTTATAAAAGAGCATTTGATAGAGGACTCATTAAAGAGATGCCATCAGCAAACCAACTCGATGAGATGGCGGCTAACATTACACGGAACACAGTACCTAATTATGAATACGTTCCTGAATTTATTAAAGCTTTAAGAAGAATGCCGGTAGGGAATTTCGTTTCCTTTCCTGCAGAAATTTTAAGAACAGGAACCAACATTGTTCAACAAGCTATCAAAGAAATTAATGATCCTATTACAAGAGCAATAGGAATGAAAAGACTTGCTGGTTTTGCAGGCACAATGGCGGTTCTACCTCCGGCCATGGTGGGAATGTTTAAAACAATCTACGACATTACGTCGGATGAATTAGCCGCGATGAAACGATTCTTACCTGAATGGTCTAAGAACTCTACAATCTTACCGATGAGAGATGAGGAAGGAAATTTAAAATACATCGACATGAGTCATGGCTTTGCTTACGACACATTAACTCGTCCAGTTCAAACAGTATTGAATGCTGTAGCCGCTGGCGAAACTAATGAAGAAGCATTAATGGAAAGCTTTATGAAAGGACTAGCTACTTCCACAGCAGAATTAGGACAACCTTTCATTGCCGAATCCATTTGGACAGAAGCGATGTTGGATGTGTTAAGAGGTGGGGGTAAAACTAAAGACGGTAAAATTTTATATACGGATAAAACTCCCTATGGAGAAAGAGTCTCAGCGGTGATGGGTCACCTCGTAAGAGCACAAGCTCCATTCTCTTTACAACAAATGATTCGTTTAGGTTTTGCAGCTACTGGACAACCAAGTAGAACGGTAGGACCTTACACTGGAACAGGACAAACTTATGAATTAACGGATGAAGCTTTAGGTTTCACAGGGTATAGACCGGTACCCATTGATCCTGCTCGGAGCTTAGACTTTATGATGAGTGGATACCAAAGAGATATTAGGAATGCACGTAGAGAATTTAATGCTAAACTATTAAGAGGAGATCCGATCAGTCCTCAAGATATTGTTGATAGATATATCATTGCTAACAAAGCTAAATGGGAATCAATGAAAGATATGTCTCTGGATTTAGAAGCAGGAAAAATTCTAGGAGTGGGCGACGATAAATTAGATAACGTGTTGGGAAGAATCTCTAAAAAAGATGCCAATGCTTTAAGAGAAAATGAATTTATTCCATTTACTATTTCTCCAAATGTACAAGCAGTCTTCCAACAAAACGCAGATAATTTAGGAGTGGCAAATCCTTATGAGGAAGCAGAACCTGCCTTGGATAGTATGAAAGACCTGATGGAAGAGATGTCATTATCAATGCCAGAGTGGCCAGATCTAACAGAGTTATTTAATCTGTCTCCACCAGCAGCCACAGGAACTCCACTTAATACACCATCAGGAGCAGCTACTTTAAACCCTACTATTTATAAGCGTCCTAGCTTAACTTTAGGCGCTGGCAACCAAGCTATGGGTGGACCAAATCAAGTATTGACACCTAATAGAATGGCATTATTATCGCCCGAGGAACAGTTATATTATATGAGGAGGAACCAAAGGAATTTAATTACATGACCCCTAAAACTATAAGAGAAAATATTATCAGTCTACAAGGACACATCACAGGTATTAAAAGAGATGTGGCTAACATCAAGAACAATCATTTGAAACATATGCAGACACATATTCATGACTTGGGTGGCAAGATAGACAAAATCTATTGGGTTCTTTTAGCGATGGTGGGGGCCATTGCCTTACAATTATTTCAGCATTTCCTAGCATAATCTATGCAATTATCTTCAAATTTTAGTTTACAGGAGTTAACTAAGTCACAGACAGCGACGAGGAAGGGCATTGATAATACCCCTAGTCCTGAGCACCAGGAGAACCTCAAAAGGCTCTGTGAGAGCGTCCTACAGCCCGTTCGAGACCATTTTGGCAAGGTAGTAACCATTTCTAGCGGATATCGCTCCCCAGAATTGTGCACTGCCATAGGCTCAAAAATCACGAGTCAACATGCAAAAGGCCAGGCGGCGGACTTCGAAATCTTTGGAGTATCTAATAAAGCTCTTGCTGATTATATTGATTCAGAACTTCATTATGATCAACTCATTCTTGAATACTGGAACGAATCGGATCCCAACTCAGGCTGGGTGCACTGTTCATTTGCAGAAGGCAAGAATCGCAAACAATATCTGAAAGCTTATAAAGACGAGAGTAACAAAACTTGTTATCAACCTATGGAGGGCTAATGATTCAACTATATAATAAATTCAATTCGATTTTCAATCAGCATCAAGGACTTGTGTTATTTGTGATGCTGGTTTTGATTTATTTAAAATAATCAAATTTGAAAATTCTGCGCGCCCCACGCGTATATCCTACTAAATCCATGATTTAAGTTCTTCACCCATAATCTGTGAAGCAATATTAATCTTGTTTTTAAGGGCTCGCACTATTTTTTGATCTACGGTTTTATCGGCAATAATGTCAACGTAGGTAACAGACTTCTTTTGCCCAATTCGGTGGGCTCTATCTTCGGACTGTAATCTTTTTTCTAAGTCATATCCATTAGAATAGTAAATTACCGTATTGGCCGCAGTCAGGGTTATTCCATATCCGCCGGTTTGTGGAGTTCCTACGAAAAATCGTACTTTATCATTTTTCTGAAAATCGTCTTTATTCTTTTGTCGTTGATCCTGAGGCGTGAGCCCATAATAATCAACCACGGACCCCGGACCATATTCTTTAATAATGGCATCTTTAATAATCTGAACGTCTCTTTGCCAATGGGCCCATATAATCGCTTTTCCTTCAACTTCTTCTAATACATCCATTAATTCATTTAAACGATTGTGTTTAATTTCCTGAATTTCAGCATCATCCCCTTTAAAGTGACCACAAGTAATTTGTTGCAAACGCATTAATTGCGTAAGAGCTGTAGCTGTTGTCATTTTTTCTCCATTCATCTCTGCTAAAGCCTGTTCTTTCATTTGTTTGTAAATCTTTTCTTGTTCCGGTGTTAAAGTAATCATTCTTTTCATATAAATTTTAGGAGGTAAATCTAAACAATCTTCTTTTAAGACTCTATAAGAGAAAGGTTTAAGTTTCTCTGATAATTCTCCAAGATTTTTATAGAAGGCTACTACTTGAACTGAACGGCCACCAAAGTTCATGGTTTTCATTTCAGCATATCTATTTCTAAAAGAATAAAACGATTCACTGTCTAAATGCCAAGGGCTTAAAAATTCACACTGACTATATAAATCTAAAGGATTTCTCGTGACAGGAGAACCCGTTAAGATCCTACGATACTTAGTATATTTAGAGAGCTTAACAATATTCTTTGTTCGTTTAGCTTTAGGATTTTTAATCGTCGTACTTTCATCCACCACCATTAAAGTTTTATGAGATGATATAAACTTATAAGCAAACTTTACTCCTTTAACTGTGCTTAAAGCTTCAACATTCATTACTAATATATGCAGCTGATGACCCGTAGCAAATAAAGTATCTAATTTATCTTGCTGTTTTTGATTAATGTGGGCTTGCCACAATACCGACACATTCTCTATATGAGTAGGTAAGTGTGCAGGAAGTTCCTGTTGAAACCAAGTATTAACAACTCCTTTCGGAGCTATAATTAAAGCCCCATCAATTTTTCCATGATCATAAAGCATGGCCATATTATCGATAAGGACTTTAGTTTTACCTGTTCCCATCTCCATGAAATAAGCATAGGTTTCCCTGTTCCAAGACATTTCTAATGCCTTGAGCTGATGCTCATACGGATCAGTTTTAAATTTATATTTCATCTTTCTATTGACTTAGTATATAGGATCTATTATATATGTCAAGCATGAAAGAAGAAAAATCAATAGTTTATGTAATTCAAGAAATTCCAGGAACCAGTGAAGGACGTCCTAAAATTAACATTATGGGCGCAAGAGAATTTGGGGAGTTTAAATTTTTACTTCCTGAACTTTCTCAGATTATTTTTTCTCCGGGTCCCTTAATTTTTAAATTAAGGGATCTTTTAAAAAATTATACCATCAAAGATTATTTATTATTAACAGGTGATCCAGCTATTATAGGAGTTGCGTGTTCAATAGTATCTGATATAACTAATGGTAAATACAAACTACTTAAATGGGATAAACAAGAAAGAAAATATTATTCCATTGATATTAACTTACATGAGAAAGGAAAAATAGATGAGTGATATTAATTTTGAAAAAGACCAAGAAGAAGTTTTAGATCGTACATCGAATATAACTTCGTTAGCAGATCAAGTAAAAAGATTAAGAGATCTTGAAGATCAAGTTAAAGCAGATGAACAAGCTTTAAAAAATAAACAACGTGAAGTTGAAAGAATTTCAGGTGAAATTATCCCTACACTTTTAAGTGAAATGGGGTTATCATCTCTCAAACTTGCAGATGGATCTGCAGTTGAGGTAAAACCGTATTATGCAGCTAGCATCTCGATTAAGAATAGAGAAGCAGCGTATAGTTGGCTTCGTGAGAATGGCCTAGGTGATATTATTAAAAATGATATTACCGTTTCCTTTGGACGAAACGAAGATAACAAGGCGGCACATTATGCTAACCTTGCGAAGAGTCAAGGGTTTGAGCCGACACAAAAGTTGAAGGTAGAACCCATGACTCTTAAAGCACTCGTCCGTGAACGTATTGAGAAAGGTCTCGATATGCCCATGGATACTTTTAACGTGTTCGTAGGAAACCGAACCAAACTAACAAGGAAACAATAAACATGAAAAGTGAAACACAAATCACGAAACGTGAACAAGCAGGAGCGTTAGCTACAAATTTATTTGAAGCTGATGCAAACCAAGGCGCTCAGAATATAACGCAGGAAGATTTAGCGTTACCATTCCTGAAAGTTTTGGGACAGCTATCTCCCGAAGTTAATAAACGGGATGCAAAATATGTTGAAGGTGCAGAACCTGGCATGATTTTGAATACAGTGACAAACGCACTGTATGATGGCGCAAAAGGCATCCAAGTATTGCCAGTCTTTTACAAAAGACAGTACATTGAATGGCAAGACCGAGGTGAATCTAAAGGCGCACCAGTACATATCTATGAAGCTGGTGATGATATCCCAAAAAGTACAAGGGATAAACAAAACAAAGACCGCTTAGCCAATGGTAATTATCTTGAGAACACAGCAAATCATTTTGTTGTGGTATTAGGAGATAGTCCAACAACGGCTTTGATTTCTATGAAAGCTACTCAATTAAAGATTAGCAAGAAATGGAACTCAATGATGTTGGGTACTAAAATGCCAAGAGCTAATGGAAATGGGGTCTTCACACCGCCTACATATAGCCACATTTATAAGTTAAAAACAGTCCAACAGTCCAATGATAAAGGTACTTGGTTTGGTTGGGATGTTTCTCAACTTGGTGCTGTTAAAGATAAAACAGTTTACGATATAGCTAAGAACTTTGCTGTAAGTATAAGCAAAGGAGAAGTAAAAGCTAAACACGGAACTGAAGAATCTAAAACAGACGTACCTTATTAATTAATTCCTTTCTAAGGAATAGGGGGCGGGAGCGGGAGACTTAACCCGCCCTTTTTAATTAGATGATAGAAAAATTTAAGGAAACAAAGAAATGAAAATCAAGAGAATTGAAGCAGAAATATTTATAGTGGATGTCCCAGAACACAATCAATACAAAGATCAACTATTAAAATTAATTGATGAAATGCCTAATCAGTCCTTTGAGTGGATTAGTAAATCCGACAGTGGTTTACCTAAATCCTTTAAAAGAAAATATCTAGATTTATTTTATAAGAAAGTTATTCAATCATCCAGGAATAAACTTATAAATTATTTTAAGTCAATGACTGGCAATGTTAATGGAACGGATTGGAAAATATCTAATGGTTGGTTTCAACAATATGGTAAAGATTCATATCACCAATGGCATAATCATAATGGTGCAAACTGGACTAATTCCTATTTTTTAGAATTACCGGATAGTGAATATAAAACTGAAATTAAAAATCAAGATAAAATTATAGAGTATGATGTTAAAGAGGGTCAACTTCTTTCTTTTCCTGCTCATTTATTACACCGATCCAAGCCTAATGGGGATAAAAGAAAAACCGTTATAGCCTTTAATTCAAATTTTATATTTCCATTATGATAGAAAAATTTAAAAAAATATTTAATGGCTTACAACGAGCGCACGGTTGCACCTACGTTGAAAAGAAAAACGCAGATGGAACCAAAGTCAAAGGACAATCGTTTGTTAAACGAGAGCCAGTTATTACTACTCTGTGGGAAAACCATTTAAAAGGAATTGAACCAAGCCTAGGTATTATTCCAATTAATGAGGATAATAAATGTCGATGGGGGTGTATCGATGTAGATTCCTACGCAGGTTTCGATCATAAAAAATTATTAAAACAAATTCAAAATTTAAAACTTCCTCTAATAACTTTTAGATCTAAAAGTGGAGGAGCTCACATCTTTTTATTTACTACAGTTCCAGTGGATGCATCGTTAATGAGAAATAGATTAATTTCGATTGGATCAGTCTTAGGATTTGGTAGTTCTGAAGTTTTTCCAAAACAGGTAGAATTAAAATCCAAAGATGATACAGGAAATTTTCTTAACTTACCATATTTTAATTCTAATAAAACAACAAGATATGCCTTTTTAGAAAGCGGAGACGCTGCTACCATAGAAGGTTTTTTTGGACTCTATGAAAGAAATAAACTCACACCGGAACAACTAGAAAATTTAAAAATAGAAAGACCTCAATCAGAATTAGCAGATGGACCACCTTGTTTAGAAACCATGTCCATTGATGGTATTGGAGAAGGGGGACGAGACAATGCTTTATTTCATTATGTGGTGTACGCTAAAAAGAAATGGCCACAAAATTGGGAAGGTAAGGTCACACTATTTAACGAAAGACATATGAACCCACCTCTCGATGATAACTCAGTTAAAAGAATTAAATTACAACACGATAAAAAAGAATGGGGATACAAATGTAAAGACGAACCGATGTGTAGTTATTGTGATAAAGATTTATGTCGTCAAAGAAAATATGGTATAGGCGGCACAGCTCTCTTCCCATCATTAAGTGATCTTCAAAAAATTAATCTAGAAAAACCCTATTATTATGTAAATGTAGATGGAGAAAGAGTGAAGTTAGAAGAAACAGCCTTCTTACAAGATCAACGTTTATTTCAAAGAGCAGTCATGGAACAAATTAATAAAAGACCACCACGAATTTCACCCAAAGAGTTTGGACAATATGTAGATCTCTTATATGCAGGCATAGAAATCATTGATCCTCCTAAAGGATCTTCCACATTAGAACAATTACTAGATCATTTAGAAGAATTTTGCACGGACCGAACTGGAACAGGTGCAACCAAGGAAGACATGGAAAGAGGAAATGTTTGGAACAATGAAGGTAAACATCATTTTATTTTTAGAGAATTTTATAATAAGTTCTTGCTGCGTAGAAAATGGAAAGAACCTTATGACATTACGATGCAACTTCTGGTGGATAAATGTAAATGTAAAATTAAAAGAGAAAATATTGGAAAGAAAAGACCTAACATTATGGTCGTCGAAGAATTTGAAAAACAAGAAGATACTTATAAAAAGAAACAATTTAAACCGAAGGACCCTTTTTAATGCGTGGAGAACAATTAAGTTTATTTGAACAACCCATGGTGAGTAGAAAATTAGATAATCATCTTCTTAAACCCATAAAATTAGAAACTATTATGCCTGAAATTGTACCTGATAAACATGTTCTTTATCCTACGGGAGGGTGGCATTTTTTTCATAAGCAGGTTGAAAAAAATTCTATGTACGCTAAACCTATTTGGCCTTACATAACTGTTCAAAATGGGGACAAAATAAAAATATCTTCCACTTACTTTTCTGATGCAACTAATTACATGATGGTAAGTCTTAAAGATAAAAATCATCCTCAAACATGTCCTAAAATGATGCATGTTATTGTAGCTAAAGCTTACATATGGAATGCCGATCCCAAAAAATATTATCAAGTATCTCATAAAGGGGATGATAAATGTAATTACTTACCTGATAATTTAGAATGGACAACCGGAAGTGGTAATCACACCGGAAAAAAGAATAAGAGATTTTCTAACAAAGAACAAGATTACAAATTTGCCAAGGCACGAGGTTTTATAAAATGAAGACAATTGTATTGGGACCGCCAGGCACAGGTAAGACTCATACTTTATTAAATGAAGTAGACAACTGTTTAAAACAAACCGATCCTAATAAGATCGGTTATTTTGCTTTTACGCAGAAGGCTGCATACGAAGCTCGTGATAGAGCGATGGAAAAATTTAATTTAACCGAAGATGATCTTCCTAATTTTAGAACTCTCCATTCTTTAGCGTTTAGAAGATTAGGAATTAAAAAAGAAAACGTAATGCAAACTAAACATTATGCCGATCTCGGAAAGAAAATAAATATTAGAGTAGATTATAATGAGTATGATGATGAGTTCACAGGAATCTTTACAACCAAAAGTGATTACTTACGCATCATTCAATTAGCTAAACTCAGAAACATTACACCCGAACAACAATATAATTTACAAGAACATACTCAAGACATATCGGTAAAAAATTTAAGAATATTTGCTAATGAATTAGAATCTTACAAAAAACAATATGGACTCATTGACTTTAATGACATGATTACTCAATTTATTAAATCAGATACTTGTCCTAAACTGGATACAGTTTTTATTGATGAAGCCCAGGATTTATCCCGCATGCAATGGAACATGGCAGCTGTCTTAATGAGCAACTCAAATGATTCTTTTATCGCCGGTGATGATGACCAGGCTATCTTTAGATGGGCGGGAGCTGATGTTGATAGTTTCATTACACAAAAAGGAAAATTTTTAAACCTAACTCAATCCTACCGCGTACCTAGAGTGGTTCATGATGTAGCCATGGGAATTGTAGGAAGAATTTCAAATCGGTTACGAAAAGAATGGGAACCTAAAACACATTTAGGAATGTTATCTTATTACCACGAATTTCACGATGTAGATTTAAGTAAAGGAGAATGGTTAGTATTAGCTCGAACAAAGTATATGTTGAAAGATTTAGAGGATGAACTTTATAAGAAAGGATTCTATTACAAAAATAAATTTAAAAAAGGATATGAATCTGATTTATATAATGCCATTACTAATTGGGAAAACTTCAGAAAAAACAAAGAGTTAGACGCAGAACAAATAAAAGAAATAGCCAGCTATATGTCTCCTAAACATTATATGAGAGAAAGTTTACAGTACATGGATAAAGATAAATTTTATACCATTGACGACTGTCATAAGAGTCATGGTTTAATGACCAAAGCTGTCTGGTATGAAGCCATGGATCAAGCGCCAGCTAAAAGTGTAAACTATATTAGAAAGATGAGAGAAAATGGAGAAGCGTTAAATAAATCGCCACGTATTTTATTATCAACCATTCATGGTGTCAAGGGGGGAGAAGCCGATAATGTTGTCCTTCTTACTGATTTAAGTTTAAACACACAGAAAGGCTATGACAGAAATCCAGATGATGAAAATAGATTATTCTATGTGGGTGCCACACGTGCCAAGAATCATCTCCATATTATTAGACCCAAAGATATTTATAAAAGTTTTAAATTATGAGTGCATATAAAAAACAAATTGGCGGATCCCATTACAAGAGCATGAAAATTCAGCCAAGCAAATTTATTAATGACAATAAATTGCTTTTCGCCGAAGGAAATGCTATAAAATATATCTGCAGACATGCACATAAAGGAGGAAGGGAAGATTTGAACAAAGCTATACATTATATTGAAATGATTATTGAAAGAGACTACTCGCAAGAAAATCCCATGGAAAAAAAGAACTATTGGGGGATCTTAAAAAAATAATGCAGATCCCATTGTTCAAACCTCAGACTGAATGGCTACCACCTGAAGAGTTTCCGGACTTAAAGGGAGAAAGCGAAATAGCAATAGACTTAGAAACACAAGATCCTAATTTAAATAAGAGTATGGGATCTGGAGCTGTCGTTAAAGTAGGACAGATTGTAGGAATTTCCCTGGCTACTAAGACCTGGTCAGGATATTATCCCATTGCTCATGAAGGCGGAGGGAATATGGATAAAGCCATGGTCTCTAAATGGCTCCAAGATGTTTTAAATACTTCTGCTGATAAGATATTTCATAATGCCATGTACGATGTCTGTTGGTTAAGATCCTCAGGCTTTACGATTCAAGGAAGAATTATTGATACGATGATTGCTTCAGCCATTGTTGATGAAAATCAATTGCGTTATGATTTAAATAATTGTTCTAGACGATATTTGAATGAAGCCAAAGATGAAGCCGCTCTCTATGCTGCGGCTAAAGAATGGGGCGTCGATGCTAAAGCAGAAATGTATAAACTTCCAGCGATGTATGTAGGAGCTTACGCAGAGAAAGATGCAGAGCTCACGTATAAGTTGTGGCAAGAATTAAAAAAAGAAATTAATCATCAAGACATTACAGAAATTTGGAAAATGGAAACGGAATTATTTCCTTGTCTCGTTGAAATGAGGTTTCTCGGTGTACGCGTAAATCAAGAACAAGCAGAGATCGAAAAGAAAACGTTAATGGAACATGAGAAGAAGTTACTCACAGAGGTGAAGAACGAAACAGGAATAGATGTACAGATTTGGGCAGCGCGATCTATTGCTCAAGTCTTTGATAAACTTAAATTAGTTTATGATCGAACGGAAAAAACTCAAGCTCCCTCCTTTACTAAGAATTTCCTAACTCATCACCCTAATCCTGTTGTGAAAAAGATTGCTAAAGCGAGAGAAATTAATAAAGCTCACACTACCTTCATTGATACGATATTAAAACACACGCACAATGGTCGGATCTTCGCGGAGATTAATCAGTTGAGAGGAGACAATGGAGGCACGGTCACTGGACGATTCAGCTATGCCCATCCAAACCTTCAACAAATTCCTGCACGAAACAAAGATCTTGGACCACGGATCAGAAGATTATTTATTCCTGAAGAAGGATGTACCTGGGGTTGTTTTGATTACAATCAACAAGAGCCAAGACTCGTTGTTCATTATGCAGCCCTTCAAAATTTATATGGAGTGACTGAAGTTCTGGAAGCTTATAAAGCTGGAGACGCAGATTTTCATAGTATCGTAGCCGACATGGCTGACATTCCAAGATACCAAGCGAAGACGATTAATCTTGGTTTGTTTTATGGAATGGGAAAAAATAAACTACAAGCAGAGCTTGGTGTTAATAAAGAAAAAGCTGAAGAATTATTTAAACAATATCATGGTAAAGTTCCTTTCGTTAAACAACTCATGGATGCCGTGATGCGTAGAGCCCAGGACTCTGGACGTATCCGTACATTACTCGGTCGATTGTGCCGGTTCCATTTATGGGAACCCAATCAATTCGGGATTCATAAAGCTTTGCCTCACGAAGAAGCACTCAGGGAACACGGACCAGGGATCAGGAGAGCTTATACATACAAGGCATTAAATAAATTAATTCAAGGATCAGCAGCGGACATGACTAAAAAAGCTATGTTAGAATTATATAAAGCAGGAATTATTCCTCATATTCAAGTACATGATGAGTTGGATATTTCTGTAAAAGATGATAAAGAAGCAAAACAAATAGTGGAAATTATGGAATCTGCAGTTGGACTTGAAGTACCTAATAAGGTAGACTACGAGTCAGGTAAAAACTGGGGAGACATAAAATAGGAGGAAACTATGGATATGATAAAAGACGCAATAAAAGACCTATGGACTAATCACAGAAAAAAAGTGATTGGTGCAGGTGTTGTACTTGTCATTTTAATAATCGCAGCACTATAGGACTTTATGCTAAATGGCTTACTTAAACGTAAACATCCCTGTGATCTATGCACAGATCAGGAGAGAATATCTCTATGATCTTAAAGAACACCATGGAGAAGTGGAAGACTGTGTTGTCTTTGGCTTGGCATCAATTACAGGGCGGCCTATACTCTTTCACGCACTTATGGAAAATGGTGCTATCTTCTATCGGTTGCCGATTAGTGCGTTTCTTCAAAGAGGATTTAAGCCAGAAGAAGTTCCTAGGACTAGGCTGGACCAGCTGGAGCTTTGGAATTGCTTTAGTTATTATCCTGCTATTACTAATTACGATATCTTAGATGGTCAATCAGGGAAATATATAGACAAAGATAAGGTCTGGCACATAGGATCCTATCTTTTCACAGTTGACTGGGCCCACCCAGAGAGTAATATAGTCGACACAGATCATTCTGAAATACCGCACGAACATAAGTGCGCACACATACTTGCCTTGGATGATGGTAACTATGCGGCTCAGCCTAATAATAGATTAATATGGAGTATCCCATCTTTCACTGTGAAAGATGAAATTCCTTTCGATTGGAAGGTACAAACTTCCGAATGGAATGTTGAAGACGATAGTAAATGGAAAACAGAAGATAGTGATAACTACTTCTACAAGATTGAGGAAACTAAAAATGAATAAATGTAAAGATTGTTTTTGTGATTGCCACTGTAATGTAGGTGAACATTCCGATGCCAATGGGGTATGTGCATGCGCCAAATGTAATTGTAACCCTCAAGGAGCTACAGTAAACAATGAGGAGTGTCTCTCGTGTCAATAGAAGAAAAACGAACTTGCAATATGCATACCAAAGAAAAAGAAGAATTAGGTACATGTTGTCAAATAAAAGACGAACAAGAAAACGCAGAGCAACTAACGTATGAACAAAATTTTTTAACAATGGGTGTGAAGAATAGTGAGATACAAGGCTTTAAAAATATTGAGGGCACGAAATCTTGCACGGATAAAGGAGCAGAGAGAAGCTAAATGGATAACATATCTCGTTTCTGCTTTTAT